TCCACAGCCGCCAGCGTCGTCCCAGCCAGGCCAATCGCCTGCCACGTCGTCGCACTCGTGCAGATCGCGATCACCATCGTGTTCGCCGCAATCGCGCTCTCCGCGTTCGCACCCGTGCCGCCGTTGATCGCCACCGTCCCCGGCGCGCTCGACCGCAGCTCGTAGCCCGTCGCACCGTTGCGCAGGATCACAATCGTTCCCGGCGTCGGCGTCGGCAGCACCACGATGTGCGCAGCGTTCCCGCTCGTCACCGTCACAAACTGCAACAGCCCCTTGTCCGCAATCGTGCCCGTCGTCAGCCCGTCCGACGTTGCCGTCACAGCCACATCCGCCGGGTACGTGAAGCTCTCCGTGTCCAGCGCCGTAGCCACCAGCGTCGCCGCCGTCAACGTTCCCCCCACCACCCAGGACGATCCGCCCTGTGCCTGGTAGTTATCCGTCTGGTACGTCATCTCTCACCTCATCTCACAATGGCCTGCCCAGTCACCCAATCAACCAATCACCTAATCAACCAGTCAACCAGTCAACCAGGCAGGCCATGCTCAGCCCGTCACACTCAGCCAGCCCACGCATACTGATGCGCGCTCGGCAGCGCAGCCGCCTGCGTCACCGGCATCTCACGCGCGCCAGCCAGCAGGAAGATCACGTCGATGTAGCTGCCGTTGGTCAGCGTCCCGCCCGTCGCCACCGACAGGAAGTGATGATCTGCCGGCAGCGTATCCACCTGGATCGTCCACAGCACGAACTGGCCGTCATCGTTGGTCACATCCACCGTGTGGATCAGCGTCGAGCTGATCTGATCCAGCGTCCCGTTGGCAGCGTCCGAGCACTTCGGCTCCAGCGTCGGCGTGTCGCTCGCGTGGATCGTCCCCAGGTGCGCCAGGATGTGAACGTACTCGAAGCCGCTCACATCCACAAACGACGCGCTCGCCGGGTACGCCGCCACACCGCTCATCGCCGTCTCCGGCTTCGCGCTCCCCAGCATCACCTTCATGTTCTTCGCCAAGATGTTGTTCATCTCACTCGCTCCTCATCACCTAATCACCTAATCACCCAATCACCCTGTCACGCTGACGCAGTCCCGAGGGCCGCCGAAGCATCCCTGCTCCGGCGCCCTCAGCCCCAGGATCATCAGGCGCTCACATACTGCGCCCGGAAAGCCGCCGGCAGCACAACCTGGCCGCCCACACGCTTCCGCGCCACAAAGCCGACCATGTTCTGCTCGGCGTACATCTCCGCCAGCCGCTGCAGCGTCATGCCCACCCGGTCGACGATCCAGTAGAACCGGGGATCGCCGTACCACACCGGGTACGCGCTCGCCGCCACGTCCGCCATGAAGGCGCTGTAGGCCACCGGCTTGCCCAGCAGCATATCCGGCTGGCCGGCCGCCAGGCCGCGCTGCCACAGATAGTCGCCGTTGCCGTCCTTCATCTTGCGGATCGCCCGCCCCGCCGACGTAGCGTTCATGCAGAACACAGCGTTCGGCCAGTACTGCGGAGGCAGCGCATACTGCAGGTCGATCAGACCGTCGGCCGTCAGATAGTTCGCGTCGCCCGTGTTCACCGCCGTGATCACAGCCGCGGCCGCCGCCTGGGTGATCCCCTGCGGCTTGCCGTTGCCGTCGCCCGTCAGGAACTCATCGTCCTCGCCCAGGGCAAACGCCTCGGTGTAGAGCTCGCGCAGCAGGCCTGCCACGTCGATAGCCGCATCCTCCATCAGGTCCAGGCTGAGCTGCGTGCTCGCCATCGCCGTGTGCACCGGGATCGCCACCTGCCCGAACGTCGGGTCGGTCTCGTGACTCGTCGAGGCCGGCGTCTCCGGCCCCCAGGTCAGGCGCACGGCCGAGCTGTAGCTGTTGCCGTTCCCCGTCACCTTCGGCGCCTTCACCACGTCACGGCTCGTCTGCACAACGCGCGCCCGCGGCCGCATCACCACCGCATCCGGCAGCCCCCGGATGATCTCCGCCCGGAAGTCCTCCGGCACCAGGAAACCGCCCGCCGTGTCGCTGCCCTCCACCAGGTCCTTCAACTGCGCCGGGCCGAAGCCGCCGCGCAGCGCCGTGGCGATCTGCTTGCCCGTCAGGATGATCCGGCCGCCGAACGCGATCTTGCGCTCCGTGCTGTCCAGCGCGCTCGAGCCGCCCCGCACCCACTTGCCGAACGCCTGCCAGTGCTTCCAGCGCAGCTCCTCGAAGGTGCTCACGCCGTAGCTCTTCGCCGGGTAGAGCTGCTCCGCCACCGCCTTCACCTGCGCCACGTTATCCGCACGGCCCAGCGTGTTCTCCGGGCTGGCCAGCCTGACCGCAGCCTTGCGCAGCGGCTCGCTCAGCGTGTCCTCGAAATCCTCGAAGCCATCGAAGCTCGCCGAGGCGCCCGGCGCGCTCGCCGTCTTGCCCTGCAGCTCCGCGTCCCGCTCCATCAGCGTGGCCATCCGGTCCCCCCGCTGCTTCGCCTGGTCGCTCGCCTCCATCAGCCGGTCGAACTGCTCAGCAGTCTCCGCCGGCATCTCCTTGCCCTCATACTCCGTCAGCAGCGCCCGCGCCTCATTCACCAGGCGCATCGACTCTGCATACAGTCCCTTGTGGTCCATCTCGCATCTCCTCAATCAATCTCGTAGGGGCATGATGTCCGCATCATGCCCGGGCGCATAATAACGCCCTTTATCCTCAGCCCTTGCTGTGGCCTGCTGTGGCCGGTCTCCTGACCGAGCCACGCCGCCACGCCCTCGCCGAGCGCCCCGGCGCCGCATCCCTGGTGCCCTCGACCACACCGCCAGGTAGTGGGAGAAAGCGGCCAGGCTCGCCGCGTGCAGGCGACTCGCCGTCACACTATGACACCACCCGCAGCGCCCGCTCCATTACCGCCAGCCGTCGCTGCCGCATGGCCATCATCTCCATCATCGCCGGCGCCGGCGGCGTCTCATCCCGCCCCGGCTCCTCCCAGCGCTCCCGCTGCCGCACGCCCGCCAGCACATCGCTCGCAGCCATGCCCGCGTTGAACGCCGCCAGCGCGTCGCCGATCAGGCCCGACAGCGCAATCCGTTCCTCGCGCGTCAGTAGGCCGTTGCCAAACAGATCGTCGGCGATCTCCGTAAAGTTCAGGTGGATCCGGCTCTCGATCCACTCCGCCACCGCCTTCCGCTCCAGCGCCTTCAGGTTCGCCGTCGCCGCGTTCATGCCCCATAGAACATCGGAGCATTCCCACAGCCGGATCTCCTTCAGCCGCCGCCGCACAGGCCGCCCCGCCACCTGGAGGCCCTGCGGAAACTCCGCCTGGATCGCATCATAGCCGATGCTCATCTCGCCGATAGCCCCGGCCCGCAGCCCCGCCAGCACCTCGTTGCCCCTCGGCGTGTCCAGGTACTCCCGCTTCACCAACAGGCCCCCGCTCGCCTCCGGAAACTGGCTCAGCACCTCCGCCGGCAACTCATCCCGCCCCGCCTCCCGGATCTCCACGATCTTAGCAATCGGCGGCTGGCCAGCGTCATGCTGCCACAGCCAGCGCAGCCGGCCGCCCCGCTCCGCCAGCGTCTTCCGGTACGCCCCCGGCTCGATCACGTCGCCCCCGTCGTCCACGTTCCCGAAGATCGACGAGAACCCCGTCACCACCCGGTCAACAATCTCTTTCCACTCGTGTCCCGCTTTGCGTTCCATAGTAATCACCCAATCACCCAATCACCCAATCACCCTGTCATGCTGACGCAGTCCCGTAGCGCAGCGGAGCGGAGGGCCGCCCTAGCTAAACTTCTCCAGCGTGATGCTCACCGTCGCGTCCGAGCCGCCCTGCCGGATCAACTGCACCGCCTGCACGTTCTTGTTGCCGCTCACCACCACCGTGGCCCCGGCAGCCAGGTACATCCCCACCGTAGCCGTCGGCGTCGTCCCGTCCCACGTCATCACCGCCGGCTGCGTGTGCACCGTGATCACCGCCCGGTCCGCCGCCGCCACATCGCCCGCCGTCCAGCTCCAGCCGGCCGCGCTGATCGCCACCGCCGCGCTGCTGATCGTTGCTGCTTTTGTCCGGTACGCCACCGGCGCCTGTACACTCGGCATCATCACACCTCACTCACCAACGTTCGCGCGCAAACCATCCTGCGCCCCTTTGTACGGGCATGAATGCGGCACGATTGCCGCAATCGATGCCCCCTACGGCATCGCCGCCTGTATCCGCGCCTCGAACAACGCCTGGATCTGCGGCTCCATCAGCCGCGCCACCTGCTCATCCGTCCGCCAGCGGCCCCGATGCACCGCCGCCTGCTCGTCCACCGACTGCACAAACGGCCCGTACACCGTCACATTGCCCACCTTGCCCACCAGGTCATCGCCCTGCCGGCTGACCTCCGTCGTCCAGCGCCGTCCCAGCGTCCCCGTCCGTCGATACGGCACGCTGATCCGGCCCTCGCGCAGCGCCGCAAAAAACCAGCGCCGCTGCTTCTCGCTCTTCCACACCATCCGATAGCCCGACGGTGGAGGAGGATAGACAGCGATCTGCGTCCGCACTCGCTCCACTGCCGTCTCCATCGTGTCGCGCAGCACCTGCAACGACTCCAGCCGGCCGACCGCCGCAATCAACTCGTCCAATCCCTCAATCCGCACATACGCGTC